ATTACAATGCAGCATTAGATAGATTTGCTGTTGATACCGATATTGAGATGGAAAAACTGAAAGATGTTTTCTATTCCAGATATGAGACGATATTGGCAGAATGCATGAAGAGAAATGATTTATTTAATGCTAGAGCAACATTGGATTCAATGGCAAAGATATTTTTGGGTATAAGGGATAACCAGACAAATATCCAAGTTAACTCTGATAAAGAAGGTGGTATTACAATTAATTTTGGATTCCAGAATAATAATGATATAGTAGACGGTGAGATAGTGGATGAAGATTAATTTCAACATCAAATTGACGAAAAAACAACAAGAAGCTTATGACCTCATGCACAAAAGGGATTGTAAGTTTCTTGTTGCTCGTTGGAGCAGACAGTGTGGAAAGACGGTGTTTGCTGAGATTATGATGATTGAATATCTATGCAGACCAAATACATTTAATGCTTATATTAGCCCTACATTTGCTCAAGGTAAGAAAGTATTCGCAGAGCTTACACAACTCCTTGAGGGTACTGGAATCGTCAAAAAAGCAAATGCGCAAGACCTTAAGATAGAATCAATATATGGAGCAACATTAAAATTCTTTTCAATGGAGAGTCCAACATCTATCAGAGGTAACACAGTGTCTGGAATATTGGTAATGGATGAGGCTGCATTCTTTCCCACACAGCTATCTGATGGAAGTGACCCTTACTACAACGTCATATTCCCTATTATAAAGGCTAGGAAGCCAAAGGTATTGGTTATATCGACACCAAATGGAAGACAAGGAATGTACTATGATTTATATCTCAAGGCATTCAATGGAGAAAATGGTTATCATCAGTTAACTGCAACGATATATGATGATGATTTAATTACAAAGGAAGAAATTGAAGAACTGAAGAGAGGTTATCCACCACTGGCTTTCAAACAGGAGTTTGAGGTTGAGTTCTTGGATAATGCATTAACTGTATTTCCCAATTTTGAGAATTGTTTCGATGGTCATTTTGAGAAGGGTAAGTGCTGGATTGGAGTTGACCCATCATCAGTTGGTGATGATAACACCATAATATCAATCGTAAATAAAGATAATAACGTAAGACAATATAAAATAGAGGGTACATTAGACCAGAAATATGATAAAATTGCAAGAATTATCAACGAATATAACCCAGTGGCTACGTATATCGAGAATAACAGCATTGGTGAGGTTATGGCGAATGAAATTAAGAAGAAATTAATAAGGAAATCTAATTTCTATTCGTTTACAACAACAAATGAGACTAAGAAACAGTATATATCATTGCTGGCAGTTGCTATTGCCAATAATGCAATACATTTCGAAGAGGATAATAAGTTATTATACAGCGAACTATCCACTTTTACTTTTAAATTAACCAAAGGAGGCAACATTACATATGCAGCTAGGGATGGATTTCATGACGATACAGTTACTAGTCTTGGTGTATGTCTTCAATGTAGGGAAGATTTCAAATATAGTGGATTAAATAATATGAATTTCGTTAAAACGCAAACAAAATTATTACATTAATATGGACAATTTAGAAGAAAAAGATGTTATAGATTATGGGTCTTGGACAGTACCAACGTCTTGGTCTCAAATTTCGTTGAAGATGTTCCAAGAGATTGATGCATTTTACAAGGAAAAGGAAAATAAGGTTGATATTAGGGAAATTGTACACATTCTCACCAATCACACAATAGATGAGGTTAATGCTCTTCCAATTGAGTTCCTTGATAAGATTTTAGAGCATCTTCAGTGGCTTCAAGAAGAGCCAAAATATGGTGAGTCTACCAATAAAATTGTAATTGATGGTGAGACTTATATTGCCAACACACAAGAGAAGTTGAAGGTGGGTGAATATATTGCTGTAGATAGTGTTTTAAAGGATAACCAGAGCAATTATGCTGTAATATTGGCAATATTATGCAGAAAGCAAGATGAGATATATGACAGCCATTATGAGAATGAGGTATTGCCATCAAGGATAAAGATGTTTGAGGATGCAAAATTGATGGATGTGATGCCAATTATCAGTTTTTTTTTGCAATGCTACATAGTATTACAGAGTCCTACCCTATTGTCTTTGGAGCTTCAAGAGGCCATAAACCACACTCGCAACGATATATTGAATTCCAGAGAAAATGGGGAAATATCGGAACGATGTACCAAGCGGCTGATGAAAAAGCTTTCAAAATTGGAGAAATCTATGGACTCTATCTTGTAGATTATCTACAGTGGTTGAGCTATATGATTGAGAAACAAGAGGTGGATGAGGTGGAAGAGCGTTATCAAGATGATAGGAGAAAAGCACAAAGGGGTAGACGATAATCTATCCCTTTTTTTCATGTTTAAAATAAAAATTATTATGCTTACAGATGTAATTGAAATATTAAAGAATGTGTCGCTTCGTCATAAGGGTGTAAGGACATTCAGATACCAGAGTGATATGTTAAACAATGCGCAGAACAATCATGCAATGTACCAAGTGTATGTTGATGATGTTAGTTTGCACCAGTTAAACATAACAACAAATATATTCAAGGCAGAGTTTGAAATATACATTCTTGGTTTCCCAACTGGAGAGAGTGGCAATACCATTCTAGACGTTCAGAACAATGCATATACGATTGCTTGTGACATCATGGCTTTCATTGATACTCAAGACGCATATAAAGGCATTGTGAGCGTTTATGACTATAGCATCCTTACTATTAGCCACTACACTGATGATAATGCAGCAGGAGTCAAATTATCGCTTATTTTGCATATGCCATCACCACTTAATCTATGCGAGTTGGATGAGAACTTCAATGATGAGCCATATAGCGGTGACACAGATACAGTGATAACGATAAGTGCAGATACGATTGGTGACATAGATATTCATCCAATAACATTACCAAAGAATAGAGATTGCTAATGGACTACAATAAATTACTGAAGGATGAATTACAGCTCTTGGCAAATCAGATAAAAGACCAAGTGATAGCCAACCTTCATTCAGAGAAGGGTGTTAATCAGAAGACTGGTCAAAACACTCTCATTGGTAGCAATCTAGAGAAATCCATAGATGCAAAGGTGATGGGTGATAATGAGATTGTATTCGTCATTGCTGACTATTACACCTACATTGTAGGAGGTAGAAGGATTGGATGGGGAACACCACCTCCAAGTGGGTTTGTTCCAGCCATTATCAAGTGGGTAAAGAGAAAGGGGATAAGGTTTGATGGAATGACACAGAACCAGACAGCTTGGGCTTGCATAAAGAGCATTGTGAAGCGAGGAATAGCTCCTAGACCGTTCATTGGCAACGGATATATAAATGATGACCCAACGTTTGTTCTGCCTTTCTTGGAGGAATTCTTTGAGAAATGGGCAGAGGATTTGTTTGACGATATGATGCAAGAAATAACTAATTTTTTTACAAGATAAGATATGCAATTAACTTATAATAATATCGAAGAACCTACAAACATCTTGACTTTTTCAGATGTTCCTAATATCTTGAAGGTTTCGGAAGACACAACTGGTACATATGCTGTCATTAACGTATTCTTTGAGGGTAATCTTAGACAGAGTGTAACGGCTGATTCCCAATATTATATAACAGTAATGGGGGAGACTGTATCTAATGTAATGACACCTAGTTTGAGCAATAACAAGAGGTTCTATATTGATGCTGACGAGGATTCAACAGCTATGAATGTTGCTATGGCATTGAGGAATTGCAGTTCAATAGCTGCAAACTATAATGTTGTGGCGCATGGCCCAGACATATACTTAACGGCAAAGACCATTGGAAAGAAGAATATAAACTCTTCAAAGCTGCTTACCAACATACCATCTGAACATCTATCAATGAACTATACTGATGGTGAGAGTTATTCAGTTTTGTTTAACAGCAAGATAACAGTTGATGTGTATAGCGGAACAACGTTTGACATTGATAACTATGTCACAACACTAGAGAAGTACTTCTATGGCAAAGAATGTGCGTTCAATATGTCACCAATGCTTGCAACACTATCTGAGTTTGGAAAGTCAACACCTTATATACTGTCTGTCAATATGATTACAGAGAATGGACAATGGCAACCAGTAGGTAATGAAAGTGGATTAACGACAGTTGGATACCATTGCAATGGCTCTGACAAGTTCAAATATGCTCAAGGCTGTGATTTCCTAATAAATAGAAAATATGGCAATAAGAAGCAAGTATTCTACACATATGACAGTCTTATTCCTTTCTCAGTTCTTCTGGGTGATGACCGTAGTGGATTCAATGTGGTTGTTAGTGTAAAGGACAGCGCATTTAATGAGTTATACACATACACTTCAATTGGTAGGAGAAACTCAGAATCAGTGTTGGTTGATTGGAATGTATCAATACCGTCACAGTACTTCACAAGTGCATATTATGTGGATGTCCAGATAGACTCCAACGAACCTATCAGATTCAACGTCATAAAGCCATTGAAGGCCACAGAGTATTTCCAAAGGGTATATTGGAGAAATGAGTATGGTGGAATTTCATTCTTCGATTTCACTGGTGCTAAGACTGAAACCCAAAGTGTTAACATTGATACATATGAGAAGAATGTATTTGATTATTACACAACATATGCATTTGAGAAGAAGATGATATACAAGAATGACAGTGAGAAGAGTGTAAAGCTTACAAGCCATCTGATGGAAGAGAATGGCAAATACATATTCGCCTCTCTAGCAAAGTCAAAGAGAGTATGGACAGATGTGGCTGGTTCTACCTACTACATCATACCAACAAACATTGAGGTAAATGAAGACCAAAACTATAATGGCATCTTCACTGCAAATCTAACATATAAATACAGCGCAGAATAATGATAAGCGGACAACATTATATTGAATTACACATAGATGGACAGCCAATTGAGCTTGAGAGTCAAGAAAGTCTTAATCTGAGGATTAATAATGTATTATTCAATCCGACCAAGACAACGACAAAGCAAGCTGAGTATAGCTATTCGTTTGATATTCCAGCCACACCGAATAACAACAAAATTCTGAACTTTGCAAATGTGCTTTCAAAGCCAAATAAGTTCAGAGCTAGATATGCTGCACAAGTATATGCTGATGGCAACTTGATATTCGATGGTAGCTTGACAATACATAGCTATAATGGAAAGGATAAGACATACAGTTGCAATCTTGTCAATATCAAGGTTTCAACATTGGAAGACATATTCGGTGATGCTGTGATGACTGATATTCCTTGGTATGTGGACTTTAGCGGTGCTACAACCATTAATGCGGTCAATGCAGACTATTCTACCAAGTATTTCTTTCCATTGGTAAGTTATGGTGTATTCCAAAAGGATTATGTGTCAAAGGACGATGTAGGAGCTACGTATACATCGAAGTTTGACATTGACAAGTACAACAAATGGTGGGTTGAAAGTTTCTATCCTTCAATGAATATGATGGAGACAATCAAGAAAGCATTCGAATGGAAGGGTTATGACATAACTGGTTCTGCATTCTCTGACCCTTATATCAATAACATCTATGCAAGTTGCAATCTTGCTCAAGAGCAAATGCCTACATACAATCTTGGAAATCCAAAGTTTGGCCATCTTAGTTTGAATGTGACTTGGAACAACTATTACAGTCAGAATAGTAGCACACAGAGGTTTGGACAGAGAACACCAGTGTTGACAAACTCAAGTGGAGGTTTGCAGCAAGACTTGAAGTTTCCATATATGGCAGTAAATCCAGCTATAAATGCATCAAATAGGGAGGCATCAACAGAGTATAATTTCGGAACAGTGCAGTTTTGGAACATTATGGACTCAAAAAACAACAGTGCAGCAACTGTAACAATGAACAGTGACAGTTATATGTATGACCCTACAGAGTCGTTGATTGTGATTCCAGCAGATGGTTGGTATAGGATAAAGCTAAATGTTAGTGCTTCATTAAGTGGAGCTGGAACAACCTTCGTAGCAAAACAATGGACAACCACTTTCAATGATGGCGATGAGTTTAAAGAAAGGGATGTAACAATCACAAGGGGATTTGTTGAGCACACACCATTGGAAATACAATTGATTAGGAATTATGATGATAATATAGAATTGATAAAGGGTTCAAAGAACGTTAAGTATATGACTGGAGACCCAAATCAATCAGAATATACATATAGAGGCGGCACATACACTGGTGGTACTTATACCAACAGAGAGGAATGGAAGACTGATTATCCTCATCAAGAACTATATTCGTCTCAAGCTCCAACAGAAACTGACAGCCTTGTTGTAACAGTACAGACTGAGAACAACCGTAGGGGATGGAAAAGTGGAACAGAGACATCTGGTGGAACATTTGGTGGAAGCAGTTTGGAAAGAACAGCCCATTCAAATGTTGGCACTAGGTTAGGTACTGCAACTCCTAACACTTATGGTTATATACATAGGGAAGGTTTTGTAATGCCATACGACCAAGCTGTATCACCAGCATTCATATGCGGTTTCTCTACAATGGGTGATGGTACTGTCAGTGTAATGAGGAATGGTAAGTCTTGGTCAAAGATGTGTACAATCAACAATAAGATATTCGCTGATGTAAAGGGAATGGATTTCGTTGGAAGAGATTCAACAACTGCAACAACGACAACTCCAACAGACTATTGCAAGAATACATATGCTCTTTCTTCGTCAAATATCAATTCCAATAACAGTACAATGACTGGTCAAGTTCAATGCTGTGTATATCTAAACAAGAATGACATTCTAGAGCTTGTGGCAGTGCAGAGGGATTATGATGGACAGAAATATTCCACTTCAGTTCAAGCATCCATAGACATTACTGCAATGAACAATGAAGACTATGAGGTGTTGAAGTCTGACCCAAGTTGGAATCTTCAGTCTGTATCAACATTCCCAACACAGCTTAACCTATCCAATTTCACAAACAAGGAAACCAAGGTTTCTGATTGGATTAATAACGTATTAAAGGCATTCAATCTTGATTTAATTTCAAGTGGAAATCATGTTGAAATAAACACCAACAAAGGCATTAACAATAATATAACATATGCTGTTGACATTGATGACAGAGTTGGAGAAGCTGATTGTGAAACGGAGTTCATAAGCTATCCAAAGGAAATGTCAGTACAGTATAAGATTGACACTGAGGAATGGGGATTTGAAAGGACTGTATCACCAGACCATATCAATGATGAGGATTGGGATAAATGGGGTGACAGTGGATTCACAGTTGTACAGTTGAATGATGATACTTATGAAACTGATTCCCAGAACACACAAACACAGTTTAGCTATACATACTATGATTCATTCAATTGGAAGGAAGTGTCACCGAATGGTGATGAAAGTGGAGCAGATATGACGATAATGATTCCAGTGATAGAGAAGTCAGAATATATGGCTGATGGGTATGGATATGATGAGGCAATGAAGCATGATGGGTATTCGATGACCCAGAGATTTTGGTACAGAGACCAAGTATCTCAAGAATATGTATATCTCTCAAGTTGGAGCAGAGAAATGGTTAACCTTACCTACCCAATGAACACTTGGAACAGATTCAATTTATCATATAAGGATAGTGAAAAGAGCATTGTAACAGAATATTTCCAGATTTATCCAATGTTATCAAGTAACTATGTGAATGTTGATTGCTATTTAACACCACTGGAGTATTTCAATATAAAGAATGGAGCATTGGTACGTTTCAATAGCGATTTGCACTATTGTGGAGAGATAAGTGGTTTCGACCCAAGTGGAAATTCGCAATCTACCCTCAAACTGATAAAGAAACCATAAAATAACTATAAAAATACAATATAAAATGGCAAAGACTGCTGAATTTAAGATTGTAATTAATGGAATACAAGAATCCATAAATGCTGTTGATGCATTGAATGAAAAGCTTAACACCTTGGAGAGCAGAATAAATGCTCTTCAAGGCAAAGTTGTCAATGTTGTAGCAAATGTTACAGAGAGCACAACAACTAGTGCCCCACAAAACACATCTAGCAGAACTGCTGAGTTAAAGGAAGAAGACACTTTGCTTAAGCAGATTGAGCAGACTGAGCAAAGTATTGCTGATGTGAGAAGGGACGAGTATCAAGAGCTATTGAACCAGAAGGAAATCTTGAAAGAGACCAAGAAGGAAGCATCTTCAAGATTTGCGGAAGATAATCTTGCTCTTAAGGAGTACTCTAACACAATGTTGGGTGTTAAAGACCATCTTGCAGACCTTAAGAAAGCTATGCAGACCAAGGATATGGACTCTGATGAGTTCAAGAAAATGGCTCAAGAGGCTGGAGAACTTAATGCCAAATTAAAAGAGGCTGAAAAGAGTTATGGTGTGTTTTCAAGGGATGTTGGAAACTATGCGAATGGTGTTGCTAATGGTTTGAAGGGTGTTCAAGTTCAAGTTGGAGATACTGTAATGACCTTTAGCAGTGCAAAGCAAGCTGCAAGAGAACTTGGAAATGAGCTTAAGAATATGGCTGTCAATGGCCAGCAAGGTACAAAGGAGTATAAAGAGCTTGACAAGGCTGTTAAGAAGCTTAATTCAGACTTGAAGGATGTGTCTGTCAGTTCAAAGTGGATGGATACATTGTTAGATACAATGCAAGGAATTGTTGCCGTAGCTTCAACTGCAAAGGGTCTTGGTGCTATTTTTGGATTAGATGGTGATGCAATTGAGCAGTCCATACAGAAATTGGTAGCTTTACAGAATGTAATGCAAGGAATTGAATCAATTTCCAAGCAAATGAAGACTGGTGAAGGTATCGGTGGTTGGCTTGCAAAAGGTAACGATGCAATTGACAACTTCGTTTCAAGTTTAACTGGAGCTAAGAAAGCACAGCAAGAACTTAACACCACAATGGTGGCTGGAAAAACAGCATCTGAAGGTCTTGAAGCAGCAGAGACAGCACAAGCAGCAGCAACAAACTCTGCAACTCTTGCTACAAAGGGATTATCGTTGGCTTTAAAGGCCATTGGCATTGGCTTGGTCATCAGTTTGGTGTCCACCCTTATAACTTATTGGGAAGACATTTATAATTGGTTTACAGACACAATTCCAGCGTTAAAGAACTTGGAGAAATGGTTTGGAAAGATTAGAGCCGTTGCAACTGGTGTTGGAACTGCAATCATCAATTATATGGTTCAGCCATTGGTAACTCTTGCAAAGGTTATTAAGGCCATTGTTGAAGGTAATTTCACAGATATTCCAAAGATTATTGGAGAAGGTTTCAAGAAGACGTTTGACATTGCTGGAAACTTCCAAAAAGGTTATAATAAGGAGACTGAGAGACAGCAAGATGCTCATAACAAAAAGATGCTTTCAAAACAAGAGCAAGCCAATGAGGAATGGCTGAAGAATGAGGAAGCAAAGTTTGGCAAATCGCATAAGAGAACTCAGAAGTATTTGAAAGACCAGATGGCAATTGTTGACAAGGAGATTTCAATGGCCAAGAAGGGAAGCAAGGAATACGATGAGTTGATTAAAAAGAGGAATGACTACCAGAGGCAACTATGGACAGATGAAAGAGAAGAGAGAGAAGAGGGTCAGAAGAAGGCTTTGAAAGATTCCAAGGAATATGCCAAGAAACAAGCAGAAGCTGAAAAGGAGTTATATAGACTTAAGATAGCGAATATGAAGGAGGGTTTGAATAAAGTGATAACCCAACTAGAAGAGGAAAGAAGACAGAAGCTCGCTAAAATCAAGTCTGATGGTGTTATGGTTGCAGAGCTTGAACTTGAAACCAACAAATACTATGACAAGAAGATTGAGGAAGCAACGAAAGAACATACTGAGAAAGTAGAGAAGACTTATAAAGATATGTGGAACTCAATCTATCAGATGAGTCTAGATAATTATAAAAAATCTAGTGAGATTGCTGAAAAGACTGCCAATAAAATGGCAAAGAATCTTGAAAATGCCAAGAACCAGCTGATGAACCAAAGTATTTCATCTTATGGTGTTCAAGGAAAGAACCAGCTATCGGAGGAAACAAGAAAGACTCTAAACATTATATCGGTTGACAAGGATGAAGCAGTTCAAGATTATAAGAAGCTTATTGATATTCAAAGGGAAGTATCAATGGCTGAAAATGCATATAAGACGCTTATAATACGTAATAATGCCGAAATTGAAGTTGCTGAAAACAAACTTGTACAAGTTCAAAAGGAAACCAATGAAAAGCTTAAGCAACTTGAATGGAACAGAGCCTTTATGTGGGATGATGAGTATGAAAAGAAAAAGTATGAAATCGAGAAAGAGTTAGATATTGAAAAACAGAAATACCAAAAGCTTAAGGAAGAACAAGAAGCAAATCTTAAGATAGATGAAATCGCATATAATGCAAAGTTGGCATTGCTTGATGATTACAACAAAGAGCTTGCTCAGAAGTATTACACACAAGAAGACCAAGCGAGAGTAAACGAAATTAAGAATCTGCTAATAGAAGAGAGCTATACAAAGGATTTGAAGACAATGTTCAACCAAAGGCTTTCGGCAGTGGAGGCTTATTGGGCAACTAGAATAGCAAATGAAAAGATTTCAGCAGAGGCTCTATATCAGCAGAATGTTGAGTTGGAGAATAAAGAATTCGATGCTAGAAAGAGAAATATAGCTTCTCAAGAGGAAGAATTAATAAAGATAGCTGATAAGAATCTTGAAGATGAGCTTATCACTCAAAAACAGAGGGATGATGCTGTAGATAGAATCGCTGATGAAGCACAAGCCAATAGACTTCTAGCAGAGAAGGAACATAACTTAAAACTAGAAGAGTTAGAAAGAGAAAAAACTGACAAGCTCAAGAGCATTAATGCCGAATACTACCAAGAGTCACTTCAAGAGTTCAGAGACTTCCAGACTGCAATATCAGAGCTAGCGTCAAAACAACCAGTTATGAATGGTTTGGGAATTGTCAATTTAAAACAAACCAATAAGAATAATAAAGAACTGTTGGATGGATATGAAAATCTTGTTAGGAAAATAGCTGAGAAAAGAATAAGCCTTAACAAGGAATTCCAAGAAGGTGTAATTGATGAGAATATATATAAACAATCATTGAGGGAACTTGACAACTATGCTTCTGGTGTTGGTGAAAAAATGGATGATTTAAGGCATAAATTAAGCCTTTCTGGACAGATTGAACAACTTGCAGAAGGTATTAACCAATGGATACAGCAAGTTGGACAAGCTGCAAATTCAATCCTTGGTTCAATTTCAGAAATAGAGTCAAACCAGTATGCAGATAGAATTGCAAAACAAGAGAAATATATTGAGGAATATGAAAAGCTCTTGGATAAGCAAAAGGAAGCAACACAGAAATATGCTGATGCTGTTAAGGATATTGAAGATGAGCTTTCAACAGCAAGGGGTGATAGAAGACAGCAATTAATTGATGCTCTTAATGCTGAAATGGCAGCACAGAGGGCTTCACTTGCTCAAGAAAAGAAGATTGAGAAAGAAAAGGAAAAGGCTGAAGAAAAGAAGAAAGACCTTGAAAACGAACAAGCACAGAGGAAGTGGGAAATGGATAAGGCTCAAGCATATATCAATGCGGCAATGGCAGTCTCAATGGCAGCAGTTAATAAATGGCCAATCCCAGCAATTCCAATGATGGCACTTGCAGCAGCAGTTGGAGCAGCACAGATTGCAGCGGTTATATCAGCAAAGCCTAAGAAGTACGCAACTGGTGGTGTGATTGAAGGAAAGAGTCACAGACAAGGTGGTGTTAAGGTTCTTGGTGGAAGGGCTGAAGTTGAAGGTGGTGAATATATCACAAACAAGGCCACAACAACGAATAACGTTGAATTGCTAGATTATATCAACACCAAGAAGAAGAAACTATCACTTGATGATATGATTGAGTTCTATGGAAGTGGCAGTGTTAGAAAGAACATCAAGGCTGTAAGAACCAAGTTCGCTGATGGTGGCCAGCTTCCTACACTTAGAAATGACATTGACTTGTCTGACAGAATGCTAACAGCGTTTGAGGATTATAGCAATAGGCCAGTTCAAGTAGCTGTGGTTGACATTCAGAATGCAACTGACAGAGTTAACCAAGTTAAGGTTTTAAGTGGTCTAGAAGTATAAATTGAGCACACTTTTGCTTAAATATTCTAATTCAAAGAGGGTTGTCTTGTGAGAGGGGCAACTCTCTTTTTTTTCATGTTTAAATAAAAGTACATAAAACAATGAAAACAAAGTGGGTAGACCTAAACATAAAGGAGAAATTGGCAATACTATCAGCTATTATTGCTTTCATTCTTGGTTGGTGTATGAGTATTGCTGGATTCTGGATTCCTCCAATTGGTGAAGTTGCTGACTCAATACTCTGGATACTTGGTCAAGCATTGCTATATGCTGCATCAGTTTTTGGAGTTTCAGCATATTTTAGAAGCGAAACAGTTCAATTAAGACGAGATATGGATAGACATCTAGAACATATGGAGAGAATGCAAATCCAGAGAGAGAAACTAAGGAAGGGTATTGATGTTCAAGAAATTCCACTAAAAGAAGAGGAAGATGAAGAATAAAGGATTAAAGAATAACGGATTAATTTGGATATGTCTAACAATATGTTTTTTAATATTTGGATTCTTTTACCTCAATGAAAATGGTTATTTCAATCCCAAAAAAGACATTGTGAAGACTGACACAGTGTTCAGTACAAAAACTGATACTTTATGGAAGGATACAACTATAACGAAGACAAAACTAGTTCCAAAATACATATACAAAACAAAGGTTGACACAGTATATGATGCTAACCAAAACCCAATAGAATTAGTAACTGAAAATAAAGTATATAACGACACAATTGTATGCGAGAAGGACACAGCAGAGCTTCAGATTTTTACCAGTGGTATAAAAAGCAATGTAGACTCAATCAATCTCAGCTTGAGAAAATCAGAGATTATAAAAACGAATACCATAGAAATTACTAAGTATGCCGATAAGAAAAAGACATTTTGGAATAGATTTCACATAGGTGTGCAAGGTGGTTATGGCTATGGTTTCAATTATAAGGGGCTAGAACCCTATATTGGATTGGGAGGCAGCTTCGACATATAATAGTGAACTAATTATGAATGGAACAGCAATAGGAACAAAGATATTTAAAAATCCTTATACAAACCAGTATGTTGCGCCTTATCGCTATTGTTTTTTCAAGGATGGGCGCAAATTGGGAAGGATAATATGGGTAAATAATGTTGATGGAATATACATCAACAAATGCGATGAAGAATGGGGATTATGAAGTTGACTTTAGTAAGAATAGCAAACAGGCCAACATATTGCATTGGAAAATTATATATTGATGGAAAATTGTTTTGTGACACAATTGAAGATACTGACAGAGGATTGTGTGATGAAATGTCAGAAAAGGAAATACTTAAAAGGAAAGTGAAAGGTGAAACAGCCATTCCAACTGGAATATATCAAGTTTTAATCACTTATTCCCCAAAATATAAAAAGCAAATGCCATTGATAAACAATGTAAAAGGCTACAGCGGAATCAGAATACATAGTGGTAATACATCAAAAGATACCGAAGGATGCTTGATTGTTGGTAAGAACAAGGAAGTTGGTAAGGTACTTGAGAGCAGAATTACATATAACGCATTATTCAAAAGGCTTCAGCAAGCAAAAGATAAAATAATAATTGATATTCAGAGAAAATACGCAGTATAAGCATCGGGTCGCTACCATTTGTTTTAAGGACTGTATTAAGGGGCTAGGAGGTCGGTGAAACTCTAGCCCTCATTTTTTTCTATGCGATTCAGACATCTTCTTTTTTGATACCTCTGAATGTTTTTTACCGTAAAAGTTGTTAAGTTTTCCAATTTTAGTTTTTGCTTTTTCTCTTAAATGCTCTTTATGCGATTCTGAGAATTTCATTCCAATTCTATTTTCAGAAATTCTTTTTTTAGTGATTGGATTATTCATATTTTCTTTTTGTGTACACCATCTTAGGTTTTCAACTCTATTATCAGTTTTGTCACCGTTTATATGGTCAATGCAAGGTTTATTATCTAGATTTGGAATAAATGCTTCTGCTACCAAACGATGGAGTAGAAAGATTTTGTTTTTTCCATTTTGGTAAAGCGAAACAAAAAAATACCCATTTTTATATTGTTGAGGTTTTTTGTATTTGCCCCTTATTTCGTTATATATTGTTCTTTCGTTATCTCCACAATCATTAACAGTATAGTTTTCGAAACCTTTTATCTCTTTTTTCATGTTTATTAAAATTATTAAATTTTTGCAAATATATAAGAATAAATTTTAAAAACAAAATTCTATGGCTAAAAAGCGTAAAAAATATATGGTTACTGTTAATTCAGAAGCTTTTGCATGTAGCTTAGTGACATCTCCAGCAGTAGAAGAGACGTTTGTTGCTTTCAATGAAGATAAACCTTTAGTTGAAAAATTTGCTGATGAAAAGAAACATATGGTAACTGGGGTTGTAGCTATTCCAAATCGTCCTATTTATCGTTACAACAAAGAAACTGGCGAGGAATATGACATAGTTTTCTCAGCAGAAGCTATTGAATCTATGGCAAAGGACTTTATGAAGAATTACAGACAAGCAGAGGTAACTTTACAACATCAAGAAGAAGCTGACGGAGTTTATCTAGTTGAACAATGGATAAAGCATGACCATTATCGAGATAAATCAGCAGTAATCGGTTTGTCAGAGGACTTGCCAGTAGGCAGTTGGATACAAACCTATTATGTCGATTCAAATGACGTATGGCAGCGTATCGAAAGCGGAGAGCTTAAAGGCTTCAGCTTGGAGTGTATGCTAGGCTTAGAAGAGTTCGAATCACAAATTGATAAAAATACAAATAATATGAATATAGAGACAAATGACATGGGATTCTGGAATAAAATGAAAGAAGTCCTAGCTGAAGCATTCAGCAAAAAGGAAGAGGCCATTGAGCCAATCGACATGACAGACCTCAGCAAAGAGGTTGAGACTGAGCTTGAAGAGCAAGTAGAAACTACTGTGGAAGAACCACAAGCAACTGTAGAAGAACCAGTGGTAGAAGAGCCTAAAGCAGAAGAGCCAAAGGTTGAGGAACCAGTTGTTGAAGAAGAACCAAAGGTTGAGGAAAAACCACAAGAGAACACAGCACATCTTGAGGAACTTATCAATTCACTCAAGGAAGAGATTGCAGCATTGAAAGAGATGAACAACGGTCTTAATGACAAGGTTAAGGAAATGTCCAAAAAGCCTTCAACAAAGCCAGTCAACACAAATTCAAAACCTAACCCAGCTGATACATACTCAGCATGGAGAGAAACAATGAGAGGCTTAATTGGTTAACTAAAATTATAATCATGTTTATTACAAATAAACGAAAAAATAATAATTAAAAATAAATCTATATTAATATGGCAAATTTCATAAATGTATCTGGAATTACCTATTGTGGTAAGGAAGCACAAGAAATTTTCTCAAAGGACATCTACGATATAGACCTTCGTCAGTACGGAATTACATTCATGGACGGTGTTAAAGGTAAAATGAAGATGTATTCTGGTGAAATCGGTGATGCATGGCAGTTATACACATGTCCATTCACTCCACAAGGTGAGGCATCATTGGCAGAGGCTTACATTGAGCCAGCTGCAATCAAGGTCAACCAAGAGAACTGTTATGACACTTTCTGGAACACATTCCTTGTAGACCAGACTGAGATTTCATTGAGAGGTGGTATCCCACAGACTTTTGGTGAGTGGTATTTTGGCAAACTTCGTCAGAAGATGTCTAAAGAGTATCAAGAGATTTTCTGGGGTGGTGACACTGCTCGTACTGCTACAACTAAGACTTATTTGAAAGCAGTTGACGGTATCGAGAAACAGCTTAATGACAACACTGGAGTAACAAAGGTTAGTGGAGCTTCATTCACTGTTGACAATGCAATTGCTCAAGTTGAGGCACTTATTATGAAGGGTCTTGAAGTGGCTGGTGACGCTGAGGTTGACACCGAGGGTTACAAGATTTTCATGAACCATCAAGACGCAAGAGTTCTTGAGATTGCTCTTGGCAAGCTTTGCTGCGATGTTCAGAATAACAGAATCTTTGGCAACTATGGAAGAGAGAATGGTCGTATCTTTATTATGGGTTATGAGATTGTTCCTTCTATGATTTCAAAGGGTAAGATGATTTTCGGTCCTGCTAGGAACTTGGTTCTTGGTTATGACACCTTTGACAGCCATCTTGAGTATAAGCTCATAGATATGAGAGAAACTACTGGTGACAACATGTTCAGAGTTCTTGCAATTTCTAACATTGCTGTTGGTATTATAATGCCAGAGTTGTTCGTATATAGCGCATAAGTGAAACTCATTTGTCTACTATATAATTCAAACTAAATTGATGCGGAAGGTAGGAAATGGCCTACCTTCCATTAAAAAAGAAAAATAATTAAATTAAATACACATAATATTATGGCTTTATCTTGTTCATTAAGTAAAAATTTGCTACGTACCAACACCTGTGGATATTCACTTCCAGAGGTTAAGGATATATATATAGCAAACTTTAGCGATGTGACTTCTGCTCCTGTTGAGTATGATTGCGCAAGTGGTGTTACTGTAACTGGAATCACTCTTGCTACTGGAGCTACTTTCTATCATATTGAACCTGCTAAGAACTCAGTAACGTTTACTGACGAACTAGTAGTTGAAGACAATGGTAACAAGTATCGTACACATACTATCACTTTCAATATCACTGGTAAGTATGATAAGGATATGGTTTGCCCAGTTGATGCTCTTGCACTTGGTCGTTTCTTCGTAGTTGTTGCAACTGCTGATGGCGAGTATCTTGCACTTGGTCGTACTGCTGGCCTTGAGGCTTCTGAGCAGTCTATTGCAGGTGGTGGTGACACCAACGGTATCACTGTTACTTTGACTGCAAATGTAACTGAGAGCGCAGTTCCTTTGAATGAAGCAGCAATTGCAGTTGTTAAGGGGTAAATAATAACGTATAACGTTATTCAAACAATAAAAGAGGAAGAATCAATCTTCCTCTTTTTTCTTTTTTTTGGTTTTAGAGTTTTTCATTTTTTTCACTTCTTCTTTCCATATAGGACTATCAATATCTTTGCCCAAATTGTAGAAGGTTTCAAATCCTTTTTCTCCTTCTACAAGGTATACAAAACCGTTTTTTTTAACTATTCGTTGCATAATAACTTATTTTTAATAAACATGATTTTATTCAACCTCATTTTTTCATGTTTAAATAAACATAATTTATGAGTGTAACTAGTTACAATAATATAGCTTGCAAATATCGTTTGGATAAGCTGGATAAAGTTGTTTACTTATTCAACGAGGAAGCCTTAAGGAACATCAAGATTGACAATGGAAACGCATATGTAAGTGGGATTACCCAAACACCACTTGCAATAAATTGTTATGCAATAAACCTTCAAGACACTGATGAGCTTGATGAGCGTTATAAGTTTACACATACCCTTACATTCTCTGTAAATGGATATGTAAACTACAAGGACTTCCAAGGTAGGTACTATGTGGTTGTAAAGTCATTAGAAAATGAGTATTGGCTAGTAAACCCATTATTCCCTTGCAAGGTAACATATACCTACAATCTAACTGCAAATGACAGTCATACTGATTTCACACTTGCTACAGCTTCAAATCATCCTACTTTAAGGGTAATTGGTATGTCACAAGTAAAAAACTATGAATGTGGCTACAGACTATGCGGTTTCAAGGGTTTGAAATTGAATGAGAAGAAATACAGTGTAAAAAATGGGTATGAGGTTCAATACTCCAATGCTGGTTTTGATGACATCCATTTTGACAAGAACTCTCAGAAGTTCACAGAACAGTTCGATGGAACTAATGTAAGCCATCAGATTGATTTCAATATCAAGTTCGATGATTATAAGAGTTCTTGGCATTACAACCTATTGGAGTTCACTGATAATCTCTATTCAGCAATCATATATACAACTTGTGGAAAGACCATATTGACTGGATTCCATTTCGGACTTCAGCCATCTTTCACAGTATCTGCTGAAAGTGACCAATCTCCAAACAACATTCAGATAACGTTGGTTGATATGCACAATGACGGTAATTTCATTGGCTACTATGACAATGATGGTGTATCAATTACAAAAGCTAGTGGTGCTACTTATGAATACACAACTGAGAACGGAGCATATGAGTGTGTTTCTGCAAATACTGCAATGTATATTCTAAAGAGAGAGGTTGACCGTTTCGGTAATCCTACTGGCAATTATATCTGTCTCGAAGGGTATGAGGATAGGTTCGCAGACTTGAATATTGTTGATACATTTGCAGAAACTGAGACGTTTGTGAATCCTGAGTGTAGTGGAGAATGGTGTAATATACAAACATCAATTCCATCAGCAGTTACGTTCAATACTGTTACTTGTAGAATGTATACAATATTGGGAGATAGTGATTGGACATTATCTTCATCCTCAAATCATATTACAGTTCGTCCTACTAGTGGTGCTGCAAATGAAGTAAGGAGAGTTGAGATATGCAACACAATGACACCAACATCAGCAGCAGTTACCTCAACCATTTCAATATCTTATTGTAGTGGGTTGACCAAGACAATTGGTGTTACAGTTATAAGCGGTGATTCTTGTTTCCAAGCTGGTTCTGTCTTCGATATTGATGCTCATGGACAGTATGTGACAATACCTACACAATGCTGCATAGACGATGTTACAGAGTTTACAGATACTGTAAGAAACATAACAATCCAAGATAACTATATTAGGGTTTATGTACCAACAAATAACAGTGGAACTGAAAGGACATTCTATCTAGATGTTACAATGTGTGACAATACCACAGCAGAGGTAATCATTAACCAGTCTAATGGATTTGAAAGATGGGTATATGACTCTTGGACTTGCGATGGTGCTAAGATGTGTGAAGTACAGCGAAAGTATACTGGTCTTACAGCCGATAACATCAACACATGGACATCAGAAACAAGACTTGCAAACTGTGAGGATAGCTTATATTGTTCTTCATTGTATGAAAGATGGATTGACAGTCCAGATACAACTTGTAGTGGTGGTAAGAAATACACTGTTCAAATCGAACAAACATCATCTGATGGTAATGTATGGGTTGAAACTGGAAATAAGCGTCTTGGAGTTGAAACGGATGACTCACCAGCAGAATGTAGCGGTGCAACAGAGTATGAGGATTGGAGAGAAGATGGTTATTTCTGTGAGGAAACCACAAAATACAAGAGATACAGACTTTATACTTCAACTGATGAGATTACTTGGTATGCAACTGACATCTACAAGAGTTCTGATGAGGTTCTTGAAACAAATTCTAAGGATTGTGGTTATTATACACCAACATCTGCTTGGACTTGCACCAAATGGGATGATGCTGATGGATATATATGTGAGGAAACCACAAAATATGCAAGAGAAGAGCTATTTGGAAGGATGTGTCAAGACTGCAATGACTGCAATGAACAATGGGTTGCTCTAGGTATATACAGAAGAAGCGAAGAAGTCCTTGAAGAAGAATCTACAGATTGTGGATTTGTTATAGGCTCTGATGAATGGACTTGTGACAAATGGGAAAATGACGGTTACATATGCGATGACACCACAAAATATGTCAGACAGCAGAGATATGTAAGGATGTGCAGTGGTGATTGCTCTTCTTGCGCAGAAGATTGGATTGCAACTGGTGTATATAGAAAGACTGATACTGTCATAGAGACCAACAGTACTGATTGTGGATATATTATACCAAGCTCATCTTGGACTTGTTCAATGTGGAGTGCTGCAACTGGATATATCTGTGATGATGGCAATAAATATGCTAGGGAACAGTTATATGGCAGAATGTGTCAAGACTGCAATAACTGTTCTGAAGCTTGGACAGCATTGGGCGTTTACAGACGCACAGACACCGTTCTAGAGTATAATTCTACTGATTGTGGATATGACCCAACCATAAGTGGTAACTGTACAGAGTATAGAGACGTTGGAGAAACCATTTGTGATGGCTATGATGAATACAAATACCTTAGAAAGTATGTTAGGAACTGTGAGGATTGTGATAACTGCTATGCTGGTTGGAATGCAACCAATATATACAAAAGAGGGGCATTAATTAAGACAAATTCATTCAATTGTGGATACATACCGCTTGATACATACACAAAATGGGAAGAAGACGGATATATATGTGACTCCTATAATAAATATGCTAGGTTGAGGAAGTACATTTCAGAGGATAATGTTAATTGGTATGAAACTGACATATACAAAAGGGGAGAACTGATTGAAGAAAACTCTGAGGATTGTGGATATATATATCCTATAAGTGGTGACTGTACCGTTTGGTATTTCGATGGCAATACCATTTGTGAAGGTGTTGATAAGTATGAATATCTAAGGAAAATGGTTAGGAACTGTCCAGACCATGACTGTGAAGACTGTGATACAGAATGGCACACAACCAATGTATACAAAAGGGGTGAACTGTTGGAGCATAATTCATTTGATTGTGGATATTTGCCAATTGAGAACTACTATTTATGGAGATACATTGGTACAATATGTGATGGGTATAACAAGTATGAAAGACTTCAGAAGTACATAAGCGAGGATGGTAACAAGTGGTATGCAACACAGATATTCAAAAAAGGCCAGTTATTGGAAGAGAATTCCGCTGATTGTGGATATGCGCCTCCACAGATAAAATATGAGTACAGATGGGTATTAACTGACAATACAATATGTGGATAATAACCTAAATAAATATATTTGAAATGGGTTTTGATAAATATTATTTATATAAACAACAAAGGGCTGTGAGTGGCACTTCCAATTGGGAAGATGTCATTCCAACCGTTTTGTCAATTGATGGAAATGGTACAATGCCACTTGTGCTAGCTGAAGCTGATTCTCCAGATTGTGGATATGAACCACCGATAGAACCAATGTACAGATGGATTAACCTAAATCCTTTGACTGATTATTATTGTAGTGGCAGCACAAAGTATTACAAGCAACAGAGACAAGTTAGCTATAACAGTGGAAATACTTGGTCGAATGTAGAACCTCCAGAATATAGAATGGGAGAAATTGCTGAGTCTGCTTCAACGGATTGTGAAACTGTTATTGCGTATAAATGGGTTAACACTAGTGGAACTACTTGTAGTGGTACGACTTTATATCGCCAAACTCAGAAATACCAATCAACAGATGGAGGCCAGACTTGGGCAGAAGTAATTCCAAGAGAATATGGTATTGGCGAGGTTATTCAGTATGATTCTAGTGAATGTGGCGGTTCTGGAACTACATTATACCGTTGGTATACATTGCCTAGCACACAATATATTTGTATTCAAACTACAAAATATTATAAGCAGATTTATCAAGTATCATATAATAGTGGCCAGACTTGGACGAATGTTGTCCCAGAGCAAGTGAGGGCAAGTGAAATAATCGAGGAAAACAGTGTTGACTGTGGCTATATTGCTCCAATTGAAAGATGGGTGGATGGATATATGTGTGATGACTGTGTTACATATGGAATTATGAGTATGACCACTGCTGGAACTGCTGTCAATTCTGAATGCACAAGTTCAACAACAATATCACCAAGTGATGTTCAAAGCGCAAATAGCATTTCTGCTTGCACAATTGGAAACTGTTACACTGCAATTGGCAATGGAGCATTCAGTGGAAGTCCATTGTTATGGGTGGTTAGAATTCCAGATTCAATAACAATCATTGGTGACAGAGCATTCCAAGGATGCCAATATTTGTTGGATGCAAGCATTCCAGACTCAGTTACATCAATTGGAAGCTATGCATTCAGTGGTTGCACACAGCTAACGTATATTAATCTTCCGAATAACTTAACAAGTCTTGGAGAATATGCATTCAGAGACTGTATGAACTTCTCTACCATAAATATTCCAATGACTCTTACATCATTGCCAACTGGATGTTTCTATAATGCTGATGGTCTTGCTGACATTATGCTCCCATCAACGATTACATCCATCGGTGATAGTGCTTTCCAAGAGTGTAGTGGCCTACAAAACTTGCAGATTAATGCAACTACGCCTCCTACGCTTGGTAGCAATGCATTAACAAACACAAATGCAAATATGAAAATAATGGTTCCAGCAGAATCAGTGGATGTATACAAGGCTGCAAGTGGTTGGAGCGCATATGCAAATAAGATACAAGCAATTACATCATAAGATATGGCAAAGTGCAAATATGATAAAAGGGAACACCAAGTCAGTGAAGACAATGGAATGACTTGGGTTACAGACGAGGTGATAAAGGGCGATTTGATTGAATATGGTTCGGCAGATTGTCCAGACAGTGGTAGTGAGGTGACAAAGTGGGTTACACTAGAGAATGACTTCATCTGTGAGGATAAAAATAAGTATAAGAAGCAAGTTCTCTATGTAAGCTATGATGAGGGTGTCACTTGGTATATATATTTCCCAACGGTGTATCAGAAGGGGGAGTTTGTTGGTGTTGATGAGTCATTCTGTGCGAATAAGTTCGAAGGACATTATGTAATTGGGGTAATAATAGACCCAGTTAAAATTATAAAGTGTGACGGAAACACTACTTTAACATCAAATGATATTAACTATTATTCAACAATTAACAGTCATAATGTTGATTTAGTTGATGCTAAAATTGGGGATTGTGTAACAAGCATTGATAATAGAACTTTTGAAAACTGCAATACTATTACAAGTTGTACCATAGGCAGTAGTGTTACAAATATCGGTAATTATGCATTCCGAAATTGTAATAGTCTTACAAGCATAGATATTCCAGATAGTGTTACAAGTATTGGTAATAGCACTTTTGAAAACTGCAATACTATTACAAGTTGTACCATAGGCAGTAGCGTTACAAGTATAGGCAATTATGCTTTTTATCTCTGTATTGGTCTTACAAGTATAACCATACCAGATAGTGTTACAACTATTGGTGAAGGTGCATTCAGTAGATGTACTGGTCTTACAAGTGTCACTATAGGCAGTGGTGTTACAAGCATTGGTGATTATGCATTCTATTATTGTAGTGGCCTTACAAGTATAGTTATACCAGATAGTGTTACAACTATTGGTAGTAGTGCATTCACTAATTGTATTAGTCTTACAAGTATAGTTATACCAGATAGTGTTACAACTATTGGTGAAGGTGCATTCAGATTTTGTAGTGGTCTTACAAGTGTCACTATAGGCAGTGGTGTTACAAGCATTGGTAAAGGTGCATTCTATTATTGTACTAATCTTACAAGTATAACCATACCAGATAGTGTTACAACTATTGGCGATTATGCATTCTATGGTTGTAGTAGTATTACAAGTTGTACAATAGGAAGTGGTCTTACAAGTATTGGTGGTTATGCATTCGTTGGTACAAACATTAAAGATTTATCGTTTGATTGTCCGACAGTTAAAAGGTGGTTTAACGGTTCAAGCATTAGTTCTGTGACATTTGGAAATAACGTCATAGCTCTTGCAGAAAGGGCATTTGAAGGTTGTTATAGTCTCACAACGATAGATATGGGATATGGTCTTACAAGTATTGGTGGACTTGCATTCAGAACTTGTACTAGTCTTACAAGTGTCACTATAGGCAGTAGTGTTACAAGTATTGGTGCTAAAGCATTTGAAGATTGTACTAGTCTTGAAAGACTATACATCTCAGATAGTGTTACAACTATTGGCGATTTGGCATTTGAAGATTGTTATAGTCTTACAAGCTGTACAATAGGAAGTGGTGTTACAAGTATTGGTAGTGAAGCATTCAAGGGTACAAACATTAAAGAATTGTCAATTAATTGCCAAACAGCTTGGGGGTTTGGCGATTCCATTAGTTCTGTGACATTAGGTAATAACGTCATAACTATTGCTGGTGGAGCATTCGCTCATTGTACTAGTCTTTCAAGTATAACCATACCAGACAGTGTTACAAGTATTGGTACTGAGGCATTCGATGGCTGTAGTAGTCTTACAAGTATAGATATACCAAATAGTGTTACAACTATTGGCGATGAAGTATTCTATTATTGTGGTAGTCTTACAAGTTGTACAATAGGTAGTGGTATTACATATATTGGTACTATGGCATTCAACTATTGTGATAGCCTTACAAGCGTAACTTGTTTAGCCGCAACACCTCCTGCATTAGGAAACCAAGCATTTGGCTTTTATAGTAGATATAATTATCCAATCTATGTTCCAGCAGAATCAGTAGATTTATATAAAGCTAGTTGGCCAATAGGATATGCTGATAGAATACAAGGAATACCTTAATATTAAAAGGATGGGTTTTACCTATCCTTTTTTTCATGTTTATAAAAATAGCAATTATTATGATTTTTACAAGTTATACAAAGTCAGATGCCTACTATGAATTTGTGGGTGAGAATGGAATGAAGATGATTATTCCAGCAACAGATGTGATTCTTGTTGATGATGAGTCAAATTTGTTAAGCATAAAACTCATTGCAACAAGAAAGACAATTGGTCTTGTGCCAAAGGGTGAATAAATAATTAATTTAAAAATACTTATATTATGATTACATTACAAACATATGGCGATAGTTCCGTCAAATTTGTATTTGAAAACTCTAGCCATTACCTTTATGGAAATGGAGAGATAATCGTTCCATTGAACTCTCTTATCCTTGTTGAAGACAGTTCAGACATGATTACCTTCAAGAAGATTGATGGTGATGTCTTCGTTTCAGCAACAGTTGCAGAGTTCGGAATGTCAAAATCAGACATTGAAGATTGGTACAAAACCAATATGGTAGGTTCAACTGGTGGCGGAGGTGGAACAACTCCAGAAGAGGTTCAAGAAATGATTGATGAATCCATCAGCGGAAAGGCTGATACAACTGCCGTAACAGCAGCAATCTCTTCAGCAACTGATGACATGGCAACTCAAACTTGGGTTGGTCAGCAAGGCTATATAACTGGTGTTGACCTTTCTGATTATGCGACATTGGAAGATATTCCAGACGTATCAAATTATTTTGATGGTGCTGAGTATGACAGTGGTACAACTAGAATAAACTTCTATCATGGCAACACTGTAAAAGCTTATATAGATGCTTCAGCATTCATTGTTGATGGAATGATTGACAATGTTAGCATTGAGACAATAAGCGGTGCTTCATATCTGGTTATTGACTTCAATACAGCAAGTGGAAAAGAAGATATTCAGATTCCTCTTACAGATATATTTGACCCTTCAAACTACTATTCAAAGAATGAGGTAGATGGAGCAATATCAGCAGCAACAAGTGGTAAAGCTGATACAACTGCTGTTACTGCTTCAATAAATGCTGCTGTTAGTGGAAAGGTAGACACTTCAACATTTGAAACATACAGTGGTTCGGTTGAAACGGCATTAAGCGGAAAGCAAGATACATTATCCGCAGGAACAAACATTACCATTAGTGGGAATGTCATAAGCGCTGAAGGTGGTGGTGGAAAATCCATTGAAGCTGGTAGAGGCATCTCCATTACAACTGGAGAAACTGCTGATACAGTGTCATTCAATCTTCCAATATCAGCTGGAACAGGTGAAAACAGTATTATAGAAGGAGTATCTACATCAGCAATGTCTGCTTATGACCATGCTGAAGGATATTACACATATGCAAATGGTCGTACTTATGCTGCGCATGCTGAAGGGTATCAAACAAGTGCCATGACAGCTGCTTGTCATGCAGAAGGAAGAGCGACAACAGCAAGCGGTAATGATTCTCATGCTGAAGGATTTGGTACAGTAGCAAGCGGTAATAATTCTCATGCTGAAGGTAATAGGACAGAAGCAAATAGCAGTTATTCTCATTCTGAAGGTTATAGTACAACGGCATCAAGTGTTGTAAATGTTAGTGGCATTGATATCTACATGGGGCATCAAGCAAGACATGCTGAAGGATGTAACACATTAGCAAATAACTCTTCAACGCATGCAGAAGGATATTACACAATTGCCAATAATTTTGGAGAACATGCAAGTGGTGTTTTTAATAATAGTACATCAGCAACTACAACATGGGGTAATAGTGGCAACACATTATTCTCAGTTGGTAATGGTACATCAAATTCAGCAAGACATAATGCATTTGAGATAAGGCAGAATGGTGATATATACTTAACAAGTGGTGGAACTGATATTAAGCTTCAAGATAATCTTGGAGGTACATCATATAGTGCTGGTACTGGTATTGACATTACCAATGATGTTATCAGTGTTAGTGGTGTTGTAATGTCATCAGCAGTTACAACTGCTGTTACAAGTGCTTCAACTGATTCAGAGATTCCTTCAGCAAAGGCAGTATATGATGCCCTTGGACAAGGTGGTGGTATCACTTCTGGTGATGTTCAAACCCTTATTGATGCTTCAATCAGTGGTAAAACTGATGAATCAGCATTCACTTCATTTAGTGGTTCAGTTGATGCAAGGTTTGCAGAGGATGAGGAAGTAACTGCTGCTGCATTGAATGCTCTTAATGCATCATTAAGTGGAAAACTTGATACTAGCGCATATACACAAGTTGTCACCACATCTGCTGTTACAAGCGGTTCAACTGCTGTCATAGAGAGTGGTGCTGTTTATAATGCATTGGGAGGTCTTAAATTGCAGAAAATATCACAATCAGATTATGACGCATTGGTTCAAGGAGGAACAGTTGATGCAAATACACTTTACATAATAACAAATGTAGTATCTTAAGCGTATGAAGTTAGGAAATCTAGATATAACATTAAAGGTGGGCAGTGCTGATTGTACTGTCTACCTTGGTACTACATTAGTACAAAGTGGTGATACACCAACTCAATTTGATGGCAAGTACAAGTTTACATTAACTGATGATTCTGTTGTAAGTGGAGAATGTAATGCTTCAAGTGCAATCACAAGCGGTGAAACTTCAGCATATAAAACCACATTGAAAGAAGCAGTTGTTGGTGATTGTGTGACAAGCATCGGTAATAGTGCATTCCGAGATTGTAGTGGCCTTACAAGCTGTACAATAGGTAGTGGTGTTACAAATATCGGTAATTATGCATTCCGAAATTGTAGTGGACTTACAAGTATAGATATACCAAGTGGTGTTACAAGTATTAAATATGGTACATTCCAAGTTTGTTGCAGACTTACAAGTGTAACAATACTAGATAGTGTTACAAGTATCGGTGGTAGTGCTTTCGAAAGTTGTACTGGACTTACAAGTTGTACCATAGGCAGTGGTGTTACAAGCATCGGTGAATATGCATTCTATGGCAGTAGTCTTACAAGCATAGATATTCCAAGCGGTGTTACAAGCATCGAACCATATGCATTCTATAACTGTGACAGTCTTACAAGTGTAACAGTTAATGCAATAACACCTCCTACACTAGGTAACACTAATGCTTTCAATAATACCAACAACTGCCCGATATACGTACCAGCAGAGTCTGTGGCAACATATAAGGCTGCAACTGGATGGTCAACATATGCTTCAAGAATACAAGCAATACCAACACCTTCTCAGAATAATGTTATAACATATGAAGCATCAGCAAAACTTCCTGAAACTGAAAGAGTTTCAGGAAGTTCTTCAAGTGGATTACATACCAATGCATTCAGTGGAACAAGTGGCCAATTGACGATGACGAGTCATACGTTTGAAAATGGTGTTGGAACAATTGAGTTTGATGGTGATGTGATAACTGTTGGTGATGAAGCATTTTATGAAGCATCAGCAATGACAGAGGTGACGTTACCTAATAGTGTTACAAGTATTGGCAATTATACATTCTATAAATGTAGTGGTCTTACAAGTATAGACATCCCAAGCGGTGTTACAAGTATTAACCAACAAGCATTTGCTTGGTGTGCTAATTTAACATCATTAGATATACCAGATAGTGTTACAAGTATTGGTAGTAGTATGATTAGCGATAGTGGAATTCAAACAATTACAATTGGTAGTGGAATTACATACATAGGCACTTGTGGATTGTGCTCCAATAACTTAACAAACGGTGTAACAATAAAGGCTGTTAATCCTCCAACTATTCCAAATTGTGATTGGATATTTGCAGTTCAGTCTTTAATATATGTTCCAGCAGAAAGTGTAACTGCATATCAAAATGACCAATGTTGGAGTGTATATGCGCAAGGCATTTTACCAATTACTTAAGCAATACAAATAACATAATATAATTATATAAAATATGGCTAGAAATTTACGTAAATTTGCAACAATTGCAGAATACGAACAAGCAGAGTTGATAAAACCAGCTGTTAGTCTGATTGAGGAAACAGATGGTGTATACTTCGACCAAGAAGAAGTTATAACTGGTGTTACCCCTACTTTTGGAGTTGCACAAGAAATATCTGCATATACTTCAACAACATTTAATGATGTGTATCAGATTGACTATAACGATGAAAGCAACTCAAAATGGTATAAGAAGAACAATACCAATCAATATGAAGAATATGGGGTGTATGGAGATTCAACTGGAGCTACAGCAACCACATATGATGGAAAACTTGCAATTGTAAACAATGTTGAATATGAGTACTCTGGCAGTTCTTGGACAAACATTGGAAATGTATCAGCTTCTACCGCTGGGGTTTCATTCACCAAAGAGTTATCACAAAATACGTCACAAGACTTCAATGGTGCAACCATCCCAACATCATTCAAGATTCTTAAATCAGAAGTGGATGCAATCATTCCATTAACTGATTATCAAACGTTCTCAATTGAATTCCTAGGTCCATATGACCAAACAACAACGTCTTATAGTACGCTTATGTTGAGCATAGATGACCAAGGAAATACATCTTATAGTACAACTGACGGTACACAAGGTACTGTAACTGATGATGGTACTTATTACATATGCGAACTGCAAGGTGTTGACTATTTTGATATTGAAAGCATTGGAGGCTCTTACTATGTCGGCACTTCCAATTTAATATTCACTGGTGCGGTTATTGGAGTTAAGGCTTCTGACCCTTCATATTCTCAACCATCAGCATTATACAACGGTGTAACGATGCCTACAAAGTTCAAGATACCTTCTGCCGAGGTTGACGCTCTAGTTCAAGGTTATGGAAGCTTCAGTCTAACTATTGGTTCAAGTGACTATATGACACAAATGGTTGTAACTGACAGCACTTATCAGATTGGCCAAGACTATGGCACTGTAACACTTAATGGTGACTTCTATGAATATGACATTGCTTCTCCTAGCACATTTGAAATTGGTGATATGGTGTGCTATGGATATGACACCTTTGTGCATTTATACGTTGGTGGCAGTTCAAGCACATATCCAAAGTATTATGCTGAGAAGTCAATGCCAACTCTGTCAAGGATGTTCACAAGTGCATCTGCAATGTCTGAGGCAAGCGATACGTTCTATGGACAGTACTCTGTGATTGCGCCAACAAGATATGATGCAGAGGATAGCACAACGTATATCTTCACAACAGCAAATACTTGGGTTGAAACTGATGACTTCAAGATGACTGGACTTTATGGCACAAATAAGGCAAATGTAATACCAACAGATGTTGCAACAGTTGGAGAGATTCAGTATAAGCATTCAAGACCTTGGTGGATTACTGATGTTGGTATTAGTTCAGTCAAAATAGGTGGTGGTGTAACTGCTCTTAAAGTACAATACACACCATCCTATAAGGGTTCATTTGAAGGGTGCGCATTAAAGAACGTTGTGATACCAGATTCAGTTACAGAGATTGGATTAAAAGCATTCAATAATTGTAACAGTCTTTCAAGTTGTACTATAGGAAGTGGTGTCACAATCATCAAATCTAATGCATTCCAAGATTGTTTTGGTCTTAATAGTGTGGATATACCAAACAGTGTTACAAAGATTGACGATAGCGCATTCAAAGGATGCGAATCTTTGACAGCTGTGACATTTGGAAGTGGTTTGACAGAAATTAATAGTGGTGCATTCAATAGTTGTACTGGTCTTACAAGTATAGACATACCAAGTGGCATTACAAAGATTGGTCAAAGTGCATTCTATAACTGTACAAGCCTTACAAGCATAACTGTTAATGCTACGACACCTCCTACACTAATGTCTAGTGCATTCACCAATACCAATAACTGTCCAATATATGTACCAGCAGCATCGGTAGACACCTATAAGGCTGCAAGCATATGGTCAACATATGCTAGTAGGATACAAGCAATAAGCAGTTAAATATAAAAGGGGTGGAAAAAAATCCATCCCTTTAATATTTTTCCATTTTGCTTAATATTTATATACAAAATAAATATTATGTATAAGACACTTTTAATAACACTATGTAAAAACGAAATGGACATACTTCCATTCGTTCGTCAATACTGGGAACGTATCGGTTGTGATGTTGTTGTATACGACAATGGTTCAACAGATGGCTCACTAGAGTATTTATCAAAACTTCCTTATGTTACAGTAAGGCATTTTGATTCAGAAGGACATAATGATGTCATCCAGAAACAAGTGAAAGAACAAGCTTACCAAGAACACAAAGACCAATATGATTTCATTATCATATCAGATATGGATGAGGTGTTCTATTTTTACGATTTTAACGCTCTACAAGCTCAAATGATTGCTGGAGGCTATAACATACTGATGACACCAATTTATGCGCTCTGTGAGGCTGGAAAACCCATCTATGACGATTCCAAGTTGCTTCATCAGATATGTCATAAATTCTACAAGCAGAGAATGAATCATATGAATGGTTTTGATAAGTATTCAAAGCTATCAATTTTCAATACAAAGGTTACTGATAAGATAACAATGTCAGTAGGCCAACATTATGTTTATACCTCACCACAAATGATGATATTGCTGGATAAGCAATCATTCTGTCTTCACATAAATCGAGGCTTTGGTGCTGATTATTATGCGAAGGTAAGACATCAAATGGGAAAGAACTTGTCCAAAACCAACCTAATGGGAGGCATGGGTGTTGAATACCTCAACTCTGTCGAAAAGTTGAAAGAAGACTATCTAAATAACCAAAAAAACAGTTTTGATATAAATAAACTATGATTGCAGTACAATTAATGAGCCGTTTGGGAAACCAGATGTTTGAGCTTGCTTGCGGTTATCACCTTGCAAAGAAATATAACCAAGAACTAGCTCTTGTTGAAGGACAAGGTGACTATGAGAAATATCCCATTATCTTGAATAACCATAAAATCATAACCAATACAACTGGTTTCCATCGCATTGAAGAACCAAAGAATCAAGCAATGGTAGACCTATCTGATGTTGGCAAATATGATAATGTACTACTGAAAGGTTATTTTCAATCTGATAAATATTTCGACAGACAAGATGCTGAAGAACTATTCCCAATACCTCAATACATTCAAGATAAGTATAAATACCTTGAAGATTATGTTTGTTGTTCAGTTAGACGTACAGATTACATAACATTGAAAACACTGTTTCTGTCTCCAACTTTTGACTGGTATAAAAAGTGTTATGAAAAGTACTTTGATGGAAAGAAGGTTTTGGTATGCAGTGATGACATTATCTGGTGTCAGCATAATTTTCACTTCCAAAATCAAGAATTCTTGGTTAACAATGACCCAACAGAAACGCTGTTCATTAAGGCAATGTGCAATAACCATATAATAGCTCCTTCAACATTTGCGTACTGGTCAGCATATCTCAGTGGGGAAGATTCAAAGGTCATTGCACCTTCAGATTGGGTTGCTGATGGACTTAAACGCAGAAACTTCAATGAGAAGGACAAATATGTAGAGGGTTGGATAAAAGAGGATTTATAAATAAACTATTCATGTTTATTGTGGAAAAATAATAAAATATAATAAATTTATAATAAATATGTCTAGACCTATCGGCAGTAAGAACAAGCCCAAAATACCTCAAGGTAAAAATGGGGTTAGTGTAATGAAATTTGAAAAACAGATTGCGAACGCACCTATAACAAAGTTCAATGCTCAGTATGGCATCATTAATTACGGCTGGGACAACTTATACCCTTATAAGTTAATTGACTTATACAACACATCTGTTACGCATCGTTCTTGTATTGATTACGCTTGCAACGCAATTGTTGGCGAAGGAATTGATTGGGATGTAATGAAGATTAAGAATGGTGACATACCAAATCCAAACTATTCAATGTCTTGGAATGAATTTATTAGGGCATTGGCATTTGATTATTGTTTATATTCAGCCTTTTCATTTCAAATTATAAAAAATAAAGATAATAAGACTTATTCATTCTTCCCACAACCTATGGAAACTGTCAGAGTTGAGGAAATGGATGAAGATGGAGTCATCAATAATGCATATCTCTGCAAGGATTGGAGTGCCACTGGACAATATCCTCCAATTAAGATACCAATGTTTGGTTTCCAAGAGGAAGAGGAAATACCTATGGGTGTTCCGTATTTGTTTTATTATAAAAAAATTAATCCAGTGAATGCGTATTATGGATTACCAATATATAGTTCTGCTTTGAATTCAATCATGTCAGAGGCAAAGTTCCAAACATACGACTTAAAAACGATAACAAATGGTTTTACCGCTGTTGGAGCTATCACACTTCCTCAAGTTGATACAGATGAGGAAAGAAAAGCCATAATAGACAACATAACCCAAATGTTCACTGGCGAGGACAATGCTAATTCATTGGTTATTACGTTTAGAAATAACATCGAAGATAAACCAATTGAATACACACCATTTACTCAGACAACCACAAACGTTAATCTATATGCAGATTCAAATGAACGCACAATAAACCGTATAATGGCCGCACATCGAATAAATTCAAAGGCATTGATTGGCTATCCATCTGATGATGTTGGCTTTAGTGATAGTGGTGCTTACTTGGAAGAGGCTTATAGATTGTATAATATCAACGTTGCAAATGCAAACCGTAGGGAGATATTGGACATTATAAACACTCTTTTCAAGGCCAATGGAGTTGATGTTGAAATCGTATTAAAACCATTGAGATACAAGACAGAAGGTGATGACACCAAGGTTAATACAAATGAGGATAGCAATGGTGAAGCTAAAACCGAGGAAGAAGTAACTGAAAGACCAAGTGATACAATTTAATATTAAAGGGCTATAGCGGAACATAACTCCAGCGATAGCCCTTATATAATTTTGAAATAGTCCATTTTCCATTTTTCCAACGTCCACCCCTACAATTCGTAGATATTTCTGTTTGAGAATAACCTAGTTGTCTAGCAGCTTCTGATGCAGATTCATATACCACAACCAAAGCTCCATTTTTATATTGATATACTTTTTTTGATTTAGTTAAAGCTTGTTTTTTAATTCCAGTACCCCAATTGATATTTTCTTTTGGCGTCATTAAATTAAGATTACTGATAGTGTTGTTTGTTTTACACTCATCAATATGGTTAACTTGCATTCCTTCTGGAATTTTAGAAACAAAAGCTTCAAAAACAAGTCTGTGAACTAGTTTGTGAGTACATTTACCGTCTTTCCATAATTGAATATCTAAATATCCTCTAGATGTAGGTGTTGGTTTTTTCATTTTATTGTTATGTTTCACTCTTCCTTCATTACTAACTTGATATAAACCCTCATAACCTTTAATATCTTTCCATATTTCCATAATATTCATGTTTAAAATGATATGTTTATTATAGCATTAAATTATTAAGATTTCTGCAAATATATAAAAATAAATATTAAAAACCAAATAATTTCGTATGATTATAAATAAAGAACTTCTTAAAAAATTTGGAATTTTTCCAAAAAATTACGACCTTACAGAAGTAATGAATTATGTGGATATAGCGGAGAAAATCTGGATTATCAAAACCATAGGATATGCGCAATATGATGAGCTTCAACAGCAAGTGAAAGACAATGACTTAACACCAGAGAATGCAACACTGCTTGTTGAAGCAATCTACCCATACTTGACTATGGCTGTAGCATATGAAAGCTGTCCAATTTTATGGGCGCACTTGAGTGAAATAGGATGGACGAAGGGGCATAGCGATAATGCGGAATCTTTGAGCTTGAAAGAACTAACATTAGTCCAAGACCACATACGCAGACAACTTGAAGCAAGAAAAGATTTTGCAATACAGTGGATAAAAGACCATATCGAATATTATCCGTTAATCGCACAATGTATAAGTTGTGAATGTTCATGCTGCCAAGACAATGCAAAGCTTAACAAGCCCAATCCAAACTATGAGATTTATGGCACTCCAAGACAGTGTACAGACCTAAAGTAATATCTCTCTTTATAAATAAAGAGATATTAAATCAAAAATAAAGCCCTACAGACGTTTAAAATCTGTGGGGCTTCATAATTGTCCACTTTAAGTATGAAATGCGCTCTACGGGCTTTAAAATGCGAAATATGGCTATTTTAACAATATCTCTTTGATGTCATCAGTTGTCATGGTCATTACATCATCATCCATTTCTAGGAAATGATAATGAAGTTCAGTTGCAAACATGCCGAATTCTAGATTATCACTTGCAGCATTCTGGACAATTGGAGCAAGACCATACAATAAGTTCTCAAAACTTGTGAATGTTCCCATCAATGGCTTATCTGCCAGTATGTTGACAGTGTAGCCATCCTCACCCTTTGGCGATATATAAATCAAATCGCCATTGCTAAATGTGTATTCAAAATTTTCTTCCATATTATAAATGTTTTAAAGGGTTTGACGGTGCAAAGGTAAACAAAAGTTTTGAAAGTACCAAATAAATAACCCCAAGCATTATCTTCACAGACATCTTGGGGTTTAATATGACATGAAATAAAAAAACTGTCTTTTGTTTATTTATCCATCACAACAGTTAGCCAACCGCTGCCATCTTCATCCTCTTCTATAACGAATGAGTCTGCATCGCCACTTACCATAAAAATGCCGCCTAGTTGGTCACAAACATCAACAAACTCATCTTCATTCTCTTTAAGCCATGATAGTTCTTCAGCAGTCAGTGATAAATCCTTTTGATACCTTTGAATTTCTTTTGGAGCTTTCTTGAACTTTCTCTCAAGCCTCTCCTTAATAGTTAATCTTTTTCCCATATATATTATTTAATTAAACTCATGTTTTTCATCTGAACAATGCAAAGATATATCCTTTATTTTAGAATTCCAAATGCCAGTTGAGACCAGTTAAAATATTATATCTTTTTAACACTTCATTGATATTTGATTGCATATTTGCAAATAAAAATGA